TAAGGGAGATCAACAAAGCCTTAGATGCTATTGGAGTGCCTAAAGACGCTATAAAAGACGCTGGAAAAGAGTCCGGTGAACTTGTAGCTAATGAGGCGCGCGGACTAGTCCCAGTTAGAACAGGCGCTTTGCGTAACAGCATTAGAGTTGGAGCTACAGCTCGGGGCAAGATCACAGTCAAGGCAGGTAACAATAGAAGTTCTAGCTCCGGCGTTCCTTATGCTAATCCTATTCACTGGGGCTGGTTCAAAAGACACATAAGGCCGCAGCCATTCTTTGTTAGGGCGCTCGGCTACACTAGAACAGAAATCTATGAAAACTACTTCGGTCAAATGGAGAAGCTAATCAAAACAGAAACCGCTAAAACGAAACTCTAAGGAAGCACAGATGATGAATTTCGACGAAATGACACTAGGGCAAGTTGAAGAAATAGAGCTGCTAGTAGGTCGCAGCATAGATGAAATCTTTGCAGATGGTCAGCCTAAGGGCAGGGCGCTTAGAGTTCTTTACTATGTAGCGATGAAGCAAGATAACCCTAATTACAAATTCGAGGATACTGAGGCAGTTACCCAAAAGGAAGCCTTAGGAATGCTCGGAGCGACAGACCCAAAAGGAAAAAAGTAGCTGAAGATCATGCTAAGAAAATGGCAGAGTTCGTCATAGCTACAGGTGTTAGCCCTAGTGAGTATAGAAAGCTTACAGGGACAGAATACTCAGCTTTTGCAACTGAGGTACATAGGAGAGCCAAATGAGCTTAGTGCTAAATGTAGAGATACTTGGAGAATACAAAAATCTCTCTAAGGCTACTAAAGGCGCTAATGCAAGTTTTGCAGACCTAGGGAAAAAGTTCGCAAAAGTAGGCGCAAACATCGCTAAAGTGACAGCCGCTATTGGTGTCGGTATTGGTGTCTTGGCGGTTAGCCAAATCAAGAAAGCAATAGACGCAGCTAGCGATCTTTCAGAAGCAACTAACGCAGTAGATGTATCTTTCGGAGATGCAGCAGCAGGCATTCTAGAGCTAGGTGAGAATGCGGCGCGAGGGCTAGGACTTTCTAAAACAGAGCTGTTTGGGATCTCTACGCAATTTTCTAGCTTTGCTAAGACCATCGCAGGAGAAGGCGGTGACATCGTTCAAGTAGTAGACGATATCTCTACTCGAGGCGCAGACTTTGCTTCAGTTTTCAATTTAGATGTAAGTGACGCACTTGCTAAATTCCAATCAGGACTAGCAGGTTCAAGCGAACCGCTCAGGGCTTACGGAATAGACATTTCAGCGGTAACGGTAGAAGCTTATGCGCTAGCAAACGGTATTGGAGATGGCTCAGGAGAGCTAACAGAGCAAGAAAAGATACTGGCTCGCTATGGCGCAATCATGGAGCAGACCGAAGGCGTGACCGGAGACTTTGCAAACACCTCAGACGGACTAGCTAATCAACAGCGGATACTCTCAGCAGAAATAGAAAACACTCGCGCGGAGATAGGCGAAAAGTTCATGCCTATCATGCAAGACTTTCAAAAGTTTATTTTAGATATAGTAATTCCGGCAGTGCAAGATTTCTGGGCTTCAATTATTGACCCTAGCGGCGAAGCTCAAACTCAGATAAAAGCCATCGGTGATGCGATAGACGTATTCGCTCAAACTTTCGGAATAGCCTCCGGTAAAGTAACTTCAGATCAGATCTTTAACTGGTTAGGTGATGGAGTAGTCCAGGCAATCAAGGCGCTGACATTCCTCAGTGTCTTTGCTCAAGAGACTTTCGAGGGGCTAGACCTTCTACTAGGTGGGCCAGATGCTCGCTATAGCAACGCTGGGCAGAAGCTTGCAGGCATTCAGCAGCTACTTGGAGCGCGTAACAAAGCAACCCAAGCAGCAGATCAAATCAAGTTTGCGCCGGACATGCAAGCAGGCGGCGGAGAGAGTGCTAGGCAGGGAAGCATTTCTAACGGGGGTAGGGGTCGCTTTGATCAGTTTGGCAACGCCATTACTATAAACATCAACAGGGCTAACGTAGATGGTCAGCAGATTATCAACGAGATAAACAACGTTCTAAAGATCCAAGGCAGCAGAAACCTTCTTCGATGACGTCTATAGCTAACTTCGACATTACAAGTGATCTAAGGGTTGAGTTCTTTCTGCCGGACAGCTCAGAGAATGCTTTTATTATTGGCATAAGCACTTTAGGCAGCTCGAGAGTTCTATCGGGCGGCAACACTTTTATCATCAACGAGAGCTTGCTAGGCGGCGAAAACGTCCTAGACGGTGGAGGCACTAATAGCTTTACTTGGCAAAATCTTTCATGCACGGTCAATAAAGCCTTGATAGAGAACGGCGGTTCAATTCAGGATCAGCTCTACTTCCAACCGCAGCCGGCAGAAGCGCGTTTAACTCTACAGACCTATACTTACGACCCTTCCCAAAATTCTTCCTTTCGCCCAGGTGTCCCGGTAAGAATCAAATTAGTAAAAGACGCTGTAGACCAAATTATTTGGAGCGGCATAGTGGACAGCATAGGAGGCACTTACACAATAGATGGTAAGAATCTGCTGCAAGTAATTGCTTATGATTCTATGAAGCAGCTACTTAATACTCGTATAGCAGACTTCGATAGCTCTAATGCAGAAGGCTATGTTTCTCCACTAGAGCAGCTAGAGATAATTGCTAACGAATACGGCAGTAGCATTAGCGCGCTAAGTAAACCGGCAGCAGGTCGCATACCCTCCCAGACACTCACTCAAGTTATACCGACAGAGCTAATTCTAGATGCGATACAGGTAGGGCTAGGGCTATTCTGGATAGACTCAGAAACTCAGGAGCTTGTATTTATTCCCAGACCAGACCCCTCAATCCTTCCAGACTTCCCGGTTGGAGGCGGTTACTTCACGCTAGGCAGTTCTGAGCTAGGCGGTATAGATGTATTAGGATCAGGGCAGATAGTTTACACAGTTGGGAATAATCACGGAACTCTAAATCACTTATGCATGACAAACATTAACACGCTATCTAGTAGTGATGAAGTCTTCAACTCGCTGCGAGTAGAGCTAAAGTCAGACCCTGACACTTTCGTACTACAGGAAGATGTAGACTCTATCTCTCTCTATGGAACCTACGCCAAAGATGTTACGCTGAATACAACAAGCACAGAGCAGCTAAAGCGTTGGTCAAGTTTAGTCTTCAATCAATCCCCTACTGACTTAGTGCAAAATGTAGAAACGCTAACTCTAGACAGACTAGGCAACTTGACGGAGGCAGCATTCTTACTACCAGGCGAGCTAATTGCAGTGGACTTCTCGCAGGACACTTTAGAAATTTTAGATTATTACACTATGGTAAAAGTGAGTCACTTCATTGACTCAGAAACTTGGCTCACTACACTAGACCTATGGAAAGAAGCATAAAATGACTTATAAAGTATTCGCTAATGGCAACACGCTTCCAGCGTCAGACCTACAGACAAACCTAATGCAGCAGGTGATCGCGGTCTTTGCAGATGCAACCGCTAGAGACGCTGCAATAACTAGCCCGGTAAACGGTCAGTTCGCTTACCTAACAGGCACGAGCAATCTAACCAAATACACCGGAGCGGCTTGGGCAGATGCTATAGCTTTGCCAGACACCGGAGCGACAGTTAGCGAGCAGGCAACTTCACGCACAATCGTAGCTGGAGACGCTAACAGCTTTATCTATGCAACGGCGGCCATTACAATAACAGTAGATGATGTAATTGAAATCGGCGAAACAATAAACTTTATTCAAAACGCAGCAGGTGAAATTACTTTCGCAGCAGGCGCAGGGGTCACTCTAAACTCAAAAGATAGCCTATTAGATACCGCTGGTCAGTTTGCAGGAGCAAGCATTACAAAGAAAGCGACAAACAGCTATTATCTAGTCGGCGATCTCGCATGAGCCTAGTACCCTGGGGTATCTGGTCAGCTTCTAGTGGAGGTGTATCGCCATTAGTAATTGATTATTTGGTTATTGCGGGCGGCGGAGGAGCTGGTCTCGGTGGCGGCGGTGCTGGTGGTTTTAGAACTAGCGCAGGAACATCAGGCGGCGGAGCTTCCGCTGAAACCGCGCTTACTTTGTCCCCTTCAACAAACTACACAGTGACAATTGGTGCAGGTGGAGCAGGTGTAGTTAATGGATCAGGACAAAAGGGCGGAATTGGGAACTCATCGACATTCGCAACCGTTAGCTGTATAGGCGGTGGCGGCGGCGGAACTGGTGGTTCCAGTGGCAATTTTAACTTAGGTGGAGACGGCGGTTCTGGTGGTGGTGCTCACATTGGAGCTGGTGGGGCTGCTGTAAGTGGTCAAGGTTTTGTAGGTGGAGGCGGCACTTCTGGGAACGGCGGCGGTGGTGGTGGTGGTGCTGGATCAGTTGGAGCAACCGAGTATAACCAAATTGGCGGTAATGGTGGTTCTGGTGTTTCTTCTTCAATTTCTGGTACTGCAATTTCGCGAGCAGGCGGCGGCGGAGGCTGGGGTGGTAACGGTCAAGGAACTTCAAGTGACGGCGGTGGAAACACTGGTAGTGACGGAACTGTAAACACTGGTGGCGGTGGCGGTGGAGCTATTAGCGCGGCAGCAGATGGAGGCTCAGGAATTGTTGTTATTAAGTACGCAAACAGCTTCACAATAACAGTAGGTGCAGGGCTAACTTCTAGTACCTCTACTGCATTGCCTGGGTATAAAGTTACAACATTTACAGCAGGCACAGCGAATGTCAGTTTTGCTTAGGAGGAATTGAATAATGGCACAATACGCTTTTCTCAACTCAAAAAAGATAGTAACTGAGGTTATTACTGGTCATGAAGAAGGCACAATTATTGAGGGAATTTCAGACTGGGCTGAATACTACGGCAACTTTCGCGGTCAGTTATGCGTAAGGACTTCCGATACAGGCAGTATTAGAAAAAACTACGCAGGCATAGGGTATAAATACGATTCAACATTAGATGCCTTTATTGCTCCAAAGCCCTATAAATCTTGGAAGCTAAATAAAGAAACCTGCACATGGTCAGCGCCTGTACCTTATCCAGATGATAAAGCGCTTTATTCTTGGAATGAAACAGCAGGAAACTGGGAAGAAGTCGAGTGATGTCAGAGCAAATACCTAGAAGCAGCACACAACAGCAGTTACTACTAAAGCTAGTAGGTGACATGGCAGAAGTGAAAGCCGGGTTCAAGATGCTGCAAGATCACGAGGACAGAATCAGAGAGTTAGAAAAGGCTCGCTGGAAGAATGCCTGGATTACCGCTTTTGCTTCTGCTGCACTAACTGCTTTCGCTGTTACAGTTGTTTCGCAGGTTCTAATTTGAGATACCCACTCCCTAAGTCAAGCATCACAGCACTTTATGGCGCTACTGCTAACAGGACTAATCCTCATAGAGGCTTAGACTTTGGCGCAGCTACAGGCGCTTGGATTACAGCCCCGGAGACAGGCACAATAGTAGTAAACACCTGGAGTGATGTTCTAGGTAATTGCTTAGTCCTACGCTTCTGGCATGAGGGTAAAGACATGCCTATGTATCTAGGCTTTGCTCACTTGAAGGTAAAGAGCAAGCACAAGGTAGGTACTAAAATCTGGGAAGGCAACAAGTGGTTTGCAGCATGTGGAAACACTGGGAGCGCATCACGCGGTAGCCATCTTCATCTCACCTACGGAGACACGCCTCAGCACATCTTCTACGGTCAGACATTCAACCCACTAGCACTATTGGAAAGGTACGCAAAATGAGATTTAACCCACAAATCAGGAAAGCAATCTACGCAGCAGTAGCCGGACTAGTGCCGCTTCTAGTAATCGCCGGGATAGTTACCGGAGAGCAATCGCAGCAGATACTAAGCAGCGTTGCAGCAGCCCTAGCATTCTTCGCTTCAGTGATGGCAGTAAAGAACACCGAGGTAAACAACCCCGAGGAATACGAAGATGTTACAGAAGGAATAGAGCCACCACACATTCCTGGCGTTTAGCTGCTAAAATAAAAATATTAACACTGCCCCGTCTTTTCTTTATTGAGAAGGTGGGGCGGTTGTCTTTTACCTTCTTTTCACACTAACCTCTAGCGTTTCGCAATCTAGCGCGTTGCCTAGTGTTTACTCCTCCCCAGATACCATGCTTCTCATCATTCACAAGCGCGAACTCTAAGCACAGCGGCCTAACCGGGCAGACTTTACACAGGTTTATAGCTGACCTTAGGTTAGTATTAGGAGAGCCACCATCGGGAAACCAAGCGTCAGGATCAGAAGTCTGGCATGCCGTTTGCCCGGTCTTTCGTATGCCTTCTGCTAGTGCAGTAAGAGCTTGTTCTGAGTTCATGCCTAAACAATAACTGCAATTATGTCGCGCTGCTTTGCTATGCTCCAAAACATGATCACAGTAAACAAGACAATAGCCAAACTAGGCGGCACTCTAATCGGCACACACCCGGCAGGATCTCTTGAGTGGCATGCTCAAAGGTCTCACGCAATTGGCGGAAGCGACATAGCTCCGATAATGAATAAATCTCCCTGGACTAGCGCGGTGTACTTATGGGCGCAGAAGTCAGGCTTGCTATTGCCTACAGAAGGCACAATGGCTATGAAGCTAGGCAACTACTTCGAGCCTGCAATAGTCCGGCTATTCGGTGACATGCACCCACATCTCATAGTTCATACCGGAGATTACACTTACGAATCACAGAAGAACGCATCATTTCACGCTAACCCCGATGGCGTTATAGAAGATGAAGATGGCAGGCTTTACATTCTTGAAATCAAATTCTCTAGAAACGCTATGCCTATCTTGCCGGAGCATTACAGGCTTCAAGTTCTTTGGTACATGATCGTCACAGGCTTGCATAGTCCCGGTGTACTCTGTGCAGTCGCAGGAGGCGAATACAGAGAGTTTACAGTGGAGTATGACCCGATAGAGGCGGAGGCACTTATGAGGGCGGCAGAGAGCTTCCTAGAGCTTGTGAGGACAGGAAAGCAGCCAGACCTAGACGGCAGCGATTCTACTTACAGCGCAATTAGGATTCTGCATCCGGACATAGAAGACACAGAGATAGAAATAGACGCCGAGGAATACCGACTTCTGCAATCGGCACTAGAGCAAGAAAAGTTCTGGAAGCAGCAGGCAACACTTAGGAAATCGGTTATTCAAAGCAGCATGAAGGGCGCTAAATACGGTTATGTAGACGGCGAGAACGTTGTAATGTTACAAAGCAGATCTGGCGGCGCGCCTTATCTCAAAATCACAGGAGGATAAAAATGGGATTCATGGATAACTATGAGCCAGTAGCAGACCGAATAGCTAAGTTCTGGGAGAAGCACCCAAACGGCAGAATACACACGGAGATAAAGCTAATCAACGAAACCGAGATCGTCATAATGGCAAGTGTCTACACTGACCGGGAAGACATGAGAGCAGCAGCTATTGACTTTGCCCAGGAGACAAGAAACTCAAGCCCAATCAACAAAACTAGCTTCATGGAAAACTGCGCTACTTCAGCGATAGGGCGCAGCCTTTCCACCCTTGGGTTTTCTAGCAAGAAAGACGGTCACAGTGTTAGACCGAGCGCGGAGGAAATGCAGGCAGCATCACAGGAAGCCCTAGCAGTGTCTCTAAAGGGCTTTGAAGGTCGCGCAAGTGTCCTAGCCCTAAGTAGTGATGTTGAGGGGCTTAGAGAGCTATACAGCGACGCGAAGCTACATGGAATGCCTAAGCGATTCCTAGAGCAGGTTACAGAGATGGCAAAGGCAGTAGATACAAAGTAAAAACAGAAGGGGACATAGCCCACAGATAGCTATGTCCCCGGATCATAATTCTATCTGAGAGACAGGAGAATCATGGAGCAGGAAACAGACTGGAAAGAGTTCACAGAGCGTACTTGGCTAACAGGCTATAAAAAGGGATACGGTCATGGTCGCGAAGACATGCGAAAGCAACTCACTTTTGAGCTTTGGGATTTCAGGAAAAAGATACTTTTGACAGATACAGATCTCGCTGAAACGATAGAAATCTGCATAGATAGATTAGAAAAACTAAAATAAGATACATCTTCTATATATAGATATATATATAAGCATTATTAAAGGTTCTATATATAGACATTTAACTTAATAACTATACATAAGCATTATGTTTATATATAGCAAGAAATTACTCATCACAGAAAAGAGAATGAAATGCCTAAGATCACAATCACAGGAGACGTAAACCTAATTGGCTGGGAAGGCAGAAGGATCTCAGTTTGGGAGAACTACGATGTTCCAGGCTACACAAAGCCCTTCTCAAGACTTTGGACATGTTGGTTCGACTTCTCGCAAGCAGAGCATCTTCAAGAAGGTGACTGGATCGAGCTAACCGGAGAGCTATCGACGAAGATAGGAAAATACACGCCTAAGGACTCAGACGTAGAAAAAACGGTAGTTGAACATCACTTGCAAACGGCACAGCTAGTTCAGGCAAGAAGCAAGACACAGCAGGGCGCTACTATGGCGCAGGTTTCAGGCTTCGAGAATGCGCCGTTCTAATGATCTTCGACATGAGCGAACTGGAAAACAAACTCTATTTTACGAAAGGCTACGAAGCCGGAGTGCAGCTAGAGCGCAAGCGCATCATCAAGCTGATCAAGGACTTGGCAGACACTCGCGACATTCTAGAGACACTAAAGTATCCATTCCTTGCTAAGGAAATAGAAGACGCAATCCTAGACGGTCAAGATGCAGACTGAAAAAACGCAAGCAGAAGCAATTTACAAAGCTGTTTACGACTACTTTCGACTATTTGACGGAGCATCAAACAGAACTCACAAAATTAGCGAAGCGGAGCTTATAACGCTGATTAATGAGGCACTCGATGACTAAAGAAAAAAGGTCAGAGATCATGACTAGAAAAAATAGGCAACCACTAACCGGCATCGTATTCTTGGCAGGCGTAGGGGTAGGCACTCTAAGCGTTTGCTTCTTCTTCTTGGTCATAGTGCTGATAGACAGACTCTAAGATGATTCAGGTCTTTGTACCGGGAATACCTCAGCCACAGGGTTCAAAAAATGCGTTTGTAATTGGCAAGCGCGCGGTCATAGTTGAGAGTAATAAAAAGCTCCCGGCTTGGCGCAAGACACTAACTGAAGTACTCGAGGCAGCTAATAGCTCATGTCAGCCGCTTACTGGCGCAGTTTGTTTAGAGGTAATTTTCTTCATGCCTAGAGCTAAGAGCAATACAAAAGATTACCCTTCTCAAAAGCCCGATCTGGATAAGTTGATAAGGGCGGTAGGCGATTCTGCAGACAACGCCGGACTACTCGCGGACGATTCTCAAATCTGCCAGATCTTAGCTAATAAGGTATGGGCAGGTTGTGAGGCAGATCAAGGCGCACTAATTACATTCAGCGAACTATAAGAAAGACAACTAACCTATGTATAAGACAACGCTCACACAGAAAGCGCAAACGCTTATGAAAACAGCAGCAGGCATGGTCATACTTGCATTCTTCCTAGTAGGGGTAAACCTACTTGCAACACTTATAACAACCTATGTTCCCTGGCTAACTATGATTCTGCTCGGAGCTACATTCAGCTACTTGACAGTAGTTGTTTATCAAGGGCTAAGAGACTCATGAAATGCCCTATCTGCGATACCCCTCACACAACTCGAGGTAATGAAGTAGTACCATGTAAGAGATGCTGGACTAAGGAGCGATCATGGCTGACTGGCACAACTCGAAAGAGTGGAACAAAGCGCGCGCCTATGCGAAGACAGTCCTAGATCCTGAGTGTGTTATCTGCGGTGCAGAACTAACGGGGGGGGACTGGACTATAGACCACATACGTCCACCCTCAGTGACGGGTGACCCTAACCATGACATCGCAAATCTCCAGTCCCTATGCCGGGTATGTAATGGGCGTAAGTCTGACAAAACAGCTGTCAGGGCAGCTTGGAAGAACAGCAGGTGGTAGATTACCTGCAAGGTCATGCCTCCCATGTCCACCAAAAGGGGGTCAAAAGGGGGGTCTACAGAGGCTCTACAGAGGGGCTACAGGGCAGGGGCTTTTTTCGACAGCCGCGCGCCAATCCCACGCTTCTCCACAACTTAAGACAGAATAGGCAGATTATCCGAGGAGGTACATCGCATGATTCACGAAACACTTAGTAAGTGGTTAGATAGTCTTACATTGACCATCGAACAGAAAGTAATCTCTGAAATGGCATTACGTCTAGCGGCTTCCTTCGACGAAACCGGACACACCTCCACAGCAGCGGAGCTACGCAAAACAATCTTGGAACTGCAATCACAGATCAACGCCAACAGGCACGAATTAGATCCGCTAGAGAAGCTGCTAACTAGGTAATGCTTCAGCTTCCAGCTAGCTACACTAAGCCGCTATCTGAGGACTTTATTACAGACGGTGACTTACTTATCGAGCTAGCAACGATAGCCTGGAAAGCTCCAGAAAGCCCAGACGGGCTAGAGCTAGACGAATGGCAAAAGTGGCTACTACGACACCTTCTAGAAAGATACCCAGACACACACCCAGATCCCGATCTTGCAGGCAGACTTAGATACAGGCAAGCGGTAGTAAGTTTGGGAAGGCAAAACGGCAAGAGTTTACTCGCGGCTATCTTGGGGCTTTACGGTCTTCTCGTGCATCAGCCTTCCGGCGCTCAAGTGCTATCGCTTGCCAGTTCCTCAGATCAGGCGCGCATTATTTATTCTCGGGTTCTGTTTGTAATCCAGAACAATAAGTTTCTTTCTAAGCGGTTCAAGAAAGCTACTGAGATGCGCGGCATCGTCACAGCAGACGGCAGCGGTAGGTATGACGTAAAAGCCGCTAAAGAATCAGCACTGCAAGGTATCCCAATCTCACTTTGTCTATTCGACGAACTGCACCTAGCTAAGGTCGGAATGTGGAGCGCGGCGGTGTTCGGCACGTCTCAACGCAGAGATGGATTAGTGCTAGGCATAACTACAGCAGGCGATCAGAACTCAGAAACTCTAATCGACCTTTATAAGTCCGGCAGGAAAGCCGCTTCAGGTGACCCCGAGCTAGAGCGTTTCGGTTTCTTTCTTTGGGAAGCTAAAGAGAATGCTCCAGTGACAGACCCCGAGGCAATCTTCGCAGCTAACCCCTCAGTGGCAGCCGGGCGGATTCCACTAGCCCAGGTGATCAGCGACTTGCAGACTTTGCCAGAACACGAAGCCAGGCGCTACAGGCTAAACCAATTCATTAGCGGTTCTGCTGCTAGTTGGTTGCCTAGTGCAGTGTTTAGAAAGGCAGGCGGTCAAGGTGTCGAGGAAATGAAGGGCGCAGTGTTTGCAGTAGACGTTAGTAGAAACTGGGAGCATGCCACCATAGCGGTTGCAAACTCTAAAGACGGCAAGCAGCAGACGGAGCTAGTTCAGACTTTTGTCAATCCAACGGCAGATCAGATTTTTAAAAGACTTACTGAGTTGTATTCAGAGCATGCGCCTAGAGCAATCGCGCTAGATGATAGACAGCTTAACGAAATTAGCAAGCGCCTAAAAGCAGTAGGGATACCAACCTGGAATCTTTGGACTAGGGAATTGATGGCAGCTTACTCCGCTGTTTATGCACTATTTTCAACTGAGATGGTAACTCACAATAATGACCCTTTGCTAATTCTGCAATCGCCTAACGGAGTTACTAAGTACACGGGGGAGAATTGGCTAATTTCTAGAAAAGAATCACGCGGAGAGATAGATGCTTTGCTCGCTACAATCTTTGCCGTTTATGTAAGTTCGCGCGCCGAACACGCCGCAATCGGTGTATTCTAAATTACACTAATGTAATTAGGATAGGTGCATGGCAACACTATGGCAAAGAATCACAAACGCGCCTATGCAAAAGCGCGCTAAACAGCCTACTATTCCAACGCGCTCAGACGCAACGGTCACAGCAGATACAGCCCTAAGCCTTACGGCAGTTTATCGCTCGGTGCAGATCATAGCCACTCCAATTTCTAAAATGCCAATCGAGACTTACCGCTATGCAACTGGAATGGACTTCAGAATTGAAAGCCCGGTGCTGGTCAATAAGCCAGACATAAATAGCAACAGGCGCGACTTTCTATTTCAGACAGTGACATCACTAGCCTTAGAGGGTAATGCCTTCTGGCACAAAAGCTTTTCTTCAAACGGGCAAGTAAACAGCCTTACCCTTCTTCCGGCTTCTGCGGTATCTGTTGCTTATGTAAACGATCAGGATTTAGCCCAGGGTGTTTACTACAGCTACGAAGGAGTTAGCTACAGCGCAAACGAGATGGAGCAACTAAAGCTTTTCACTAAGTCAGGTGACCTCCGAGGCGTTAGCCCTATCTACTCATGTCGGAAAGACATCTCGGCGGCGCTAGATCTTCGCGACTATGCAAAGAACTGGTTCAACCAAGCAGGCGTTCCAACTGGTATTCTCAAGACCGGGCAGCAGGTAAACAAAGATCAGGCAGACACGATTACCGACAATTGGCACAATAAGCAGCAGAACAGACAAATTGCGGTTCTAGGTAACGGGTTCGACTATCAGGCAATCTCCTTATCTCCGCGTGAGGCGCTATTTACTGACACAGTGGAGCAATCAACGGTGAACATAGCTCGACTATTCGGCATTCCTTCTAGGCTTCTTTTATCTACAGTTCCAGGCGGCTCAGATACCTACTCAAATTTGCAGGACGAGAACGCCATCTTTTTTCGCCATACACTAATGGGCTACACCGACGCAATAACAGACGCGCTAAGCAACTGCTTACCTCGCGGCACTAGGGTCGAGTTCGACTATCAACACCTATTCCGCGCCGACGTTGCCACACGTTACAACTACTATTCAACCGCTATAGCTGCCGGGATTCTTACAGCAGAAGAAGTCAGAGAGAGAGAAGGCCTTAATGCCTGAAATAGAAATCAGAGAAGCAGACCTAAATCTAGATGAAGCTCAGGAAAGAACTATTACCGGGCTAGCTGTTCCTTACAATCAAGAAGCTGAAATCGGCGGCGGCATAACTGAGCGTTTCGCTCCTGGCGCTATCGACTCGGTGGAAGATGTAAAGCTTTTTTACGGCCACGATGAACCTATCGGAAAAGTTATCTCAGGCAGAGAAACAGAAGCAGGCTATGAGATCACTGCAAAAGTAAGTTCAACATTACGGGGAGAAGAAATTCTAACTCTAATGCGTGATGGCGTACTTAATAAATTCTCAGTTGGCTTCATGCCTATCGAACAAGATAGAGATGGCTCACTGATTACTCGGACACTGGTAGACCTTAAAGAAGTCTCCGTAGTTCCGTTTCCGGCTTTCGCTGGTGCAAACATAACCGAGGTTAGAGAAGATCAGAAAGATTCTGAGGCTATCGAAACCCAAACAGAAGAAAGAAAATCTATGTCAGAAAACATTGAACTAGACGTTCGTTCTGTGCAAGACGAAATGGCTGAATTGCGCCGGGTAGTCGAAGCAGGACTTACAGCAGCAACACCTAAGGTAGCAGGCTCAGAAATCCGCTCACAAGGAGAGTTTGCTAAGAAACTCTTAATCGGTGACGCCGGAGCTATCGAGCTTGCTCGCGCAGCTTCCACTAGCGCCAACACCGTAACAACTGCCGCTTTCGTTGGTCAGATCAACAACCTAATCGACAACAATCGCCCGGCGCTATCTGCTTTTTCGAGAGCAGCACTTCCGGGAACTGGGCTTGCAGTTGAGTACGCTTCAGTAACTTCTAACACTTTGGTAGTCGGAGAGCAAGACCCAGAGAATGAAGCACTATCCTTTGGTAACTTGACAATCGCCAACACTTCTGCACCAGTGAAGACTTACGGCGGTTACACAAGCTTTTCTAAGCAGACAATCGAGCGATCAACCGTTGATTACCTAAACACCGTATTCCAGGCGCTAACTATTGCTTATGCAAACGCTTCTAACGCGGCGTTCGTTGCACACGTTGAAGCCCTAGTTATGACCGGGAAAATCTTCGACATCTCGGCAGGAACTCTAGCTGCACTAATCGGTGGTATCACTGATGGCGCTTCTAAGATCTTCGAGGAAACTGGTCTACGACCTGAAGCTATTGTTACTTCTACTGAGGGCTACAAGTTCCTAATGACTATCGTAGGTTCTGACGGCAGACCAGTAGTGCTACAAGA